AAGAAGTCCTATGAAGAAGACTAAAGCAGACAAGAAAGTATCAAAGGTCATGAAGGAATATAAGGCTGGAGAACTACATTCAGGATCTAAAAAGGGTCCAAAAGTAACTTCACAGAAGCAGGCTATTGCTATTGCCCTAAGTGAAGCTGGCAAGGCTAAGAAGAAGAGAAAATAAAGGCGGAATGGCTAGAATAATAGATACTAATAGACATGGTATTAGAAGAGAGATAGACTTTCAATGGAAGCCAAAGAATAAATCCAAGACTTGGGAAGAACATGAGGCTAAGATGAAATCAGACATTATTAAAAGAAAAAAGAAGAAGAAAGAACTACAAAAGTAATTTTCTTATTTATATAGGAAATATCAGAAAGATGTGCGTCGTAATGAAATATTATGGCAAATCTCATAGATTGAGACACATTTGGTCCATATAATGGACATGTCTCCATATGAGACATCTTGACAAAGGAGTAATATTATGCCATACCCAACATATACAGAAGAACAAATTACTGAATTTATAGAAATAGCGGGGGAAATGGGAATAGGCCCTGCAATGCGGGCATTAGGATATCCTAAGTCATATCATACAGCTAAGAAGTTCTTTGTTCAAAGAAATATAGATACACCAACAGCCAATTCCTTGGCTGTAATGGCTAAACAATTGGACATATTTTATACAGATAAAGAGAAAGTATTGGCGGCACAATCAGTAATAGATAGAACAGTAGAGAAACTATATGAAGATGATCTATTGGCAGAAGATATAAATAAACTATCAAATGCTTTGCATAAGGCAATACAAACAATTAATTTAATAGAAGGCAAATCAACCAATATTAATGAGAATAGATCTAAAGATGGCTCAGATTTAGCAATAGTAGATATGCTTAATGAAGCCAAGATGAGATCTAATATGATTAAACAATCATTGGACCACCCAGTTGACAAATAGAAAATATAATTGTATTTTTGCATCAGTAGATAAATTTGGACAGTAAAAATGTATAGTATAGAAAAATATCTAGAGGATATTAATCCAAAATTACTAACAATTGCTGAAGGTAGGCGGGAATTAACTAAAAATGATCCTATGCTTTTTGCCTTGCTATATTTACCACATCACTTAAAAAATTCTGAAGGCGAACTTACACTTTCTGAATTTCACTGGGCACTTGCAGAATATGGAAAGACTTGGATCAATAAGCCAACTGCTCCTAAAGAAAATAGAGATGCATTTATTGCACCTAGAGAATGTGGCAAGTCAACATGGATCTTCTTGATTCTTCCACTTTGGGCCGCCGCCCATGGTCATATAAAATTTGTGGCTGCATTTTCTGATGCTGCATCTCAGGCTGAGACACACTTGCTAACATTTAAGAATGAACTGGAGACAAATGAATATCTACGACAAGATTACCCAGAATTATGCACACCTAAAATTGTCGGAAGCACTGGGCGTTCCCTTGCAGCAAACGCTTGGCGTATTATTCAGTCAAACGATTTTATATTTGACGCTAACGGTATTGATACTAACTCGCTTGGTAAGAAAGTCTTTGGTCAACGCCCTGACCTCATTATTTTAGATGATATTGAGAAGGGTGAAAAGAATTACTCTGAATATCAGGCAGGACAACAGAAGAATACTGTATTTGATGATATTGCACCTATGAATATTTATGCCAGAATGATTATTGTTGGCACAACCACCATGCCTAACTCCATGATGGATCAATTTAGAAAGCATGCTGAGGGAAATACAGATTCGGCTTTAAACTGGATTACAGACCAGAATGTAACAGTTCATTACTTCCCAGCCATTATGACTAATGAAGATGGCTCAGAACGCTCTGTATGGCCTGAGAAGTGGTCTATAGAGTGGATGCAAAGCCAAAGACATCTTCGTGACTTTGCAAAGAACTATATGAATAAGCCAGTTAACCTTGATGGGCAATTCTGGACATATGAAGATGTAATTATTGAGGATGGTGAATTTGGAAATACAATTATTTCTATTGACCCAGCCGTTACAAAGAATAAGATTTCTGACTACACTGGGATTGCGGTGTTGTCCAGAGGCGAAGATGATGTTATCTATGTGAGAGAAGCTATTCAAGTTAAGCTTTCTCCATCTGATTTATCTCTTAAAATTGCTCAGTTAGTAGACCTATATCAACCTGGTGTTATATATGTTGAAACTAACCAGGGTGGTGATCTATGGAAGGACGTATTTAAAGATATTCCAGTAAAATATAGATCAATAAGGCAATCAGTTTCAAAGCAGATCCGTGCAGGTAAAGCTTTGAACTTCTATCAGCAGGGAAAGGTTAGACATACTGCCCACTTTCCAGTATTGGAAGAGCAGATGTGGTCATTTCCAAAGGTGAGTCATGATGACGTTCTTGATGCTGTTGTATCAGGAATTCTTTATTTCTTAGACAATAACTCACCAAAAGTACTTGCAAGACAATTAAATTACTTAAGGAGATAAAATGGACGATATTAGACTAGCCCTGGATTATATGCTTACTAAAAAAGAAGGATATAACCGTGCTGAGACATACTATGAAGGTACCCAGCCTGAGATTTTCTTGAACCAACGATGGTTTAAGCTATTTCAGAAGGGCCAAAGCGATTTCCGCTTTAACTTTAGCAAGACTGTTGTAGATGCAGTCCTAAATAGACTTGAAATTGAACAAGTTGAGACAGATTCGCCAGCAGCAGACGAATACATGGCAGATTTGCTAGAACAAGCTGATATTCAGCTTGATATGAATGAAATTCACAGAAATGCATTAATTTATGGAGATGCATACGCAATTGTTTGGCCAGATGAAACAGGAAAGTTGGCAATTGATTACAATTCACCACTTACAACTGTAGTTATCTATGACCAAGAGAACCCACGCAAGAAGCTTTATGCAGCTAAGATGTGGCAATATGCAACATATGATGAGAAGAGAATCAAGTTAAATCTTTATTATGCAGATCGCATTGAGAAGTATGATGGATTTGGCGAGATTGAGAACATGGGAACACCACAAGGTGCTAATTTCCAATTAGTTGAGACTATCAACAACCCTTGGGGAGAAGTTCCTGTATTCCACTTCCGCACACACAAGCCTTATGGACGCCCAGAGCATGCAGATGCATTTGGCCCACAGGATGCTATCAACAAGCTGGTAAATACTCACATGCTAACAGTAGATTATCAGGGTGCACCACAACGCTATGCTCTATCAAACGGCGGAAGTTCAAATGAATTTGAAGATTTCTCAGAAGATGATACAGCCAGAGAGAACATTGGCTCATTAAAGAATGGTCCAGGAGAATTGTGGTATTTGCAAGGTGTTTCACAAGTTGGACAATTTGCAGCAGCAGATCCTAAGACATTTACAGAGCCTGTAATTGAATTTGTTAATCAAATGGCAGCAATTACAAGCACACCAACACACTATTTCCAAAAGGGAACATATGTTTCTTCAGGACAAGCCCTTCGTGCAGCCGAAGCACCACTGGTCAAGAAAGTCCAGAATCGTCAGCTTGCATTTGAATCTACATGGAAGGATTTATTCCTATTCATGCTTAAGATTGAAGGAATCACAGCTAACATTGATATTGATTGGGCAGAGGCAGAAATTGTTGATGACGTAGATCAATGGGATGTAGCAGTACGCAAGAAGTCAGTAGGTATGCCACTAGAGCAGATCCTTATTGAATTAGGCTATGACGGAGAAATTGCAAAGATTATTGCAGATAATTCAACTACCGCCAATGCAGCAGTACAACAGTCACAGAATCCAACACAAATTTCTTTGCGTGGAACTGGACTAAACGCAAACAATCTGGCGATGCAAGAAGCAGCCTCAGATAACAACCAATAGGAGAAAATAATGGAAGAAACACAGTTAGATGGTACGTCAACTGAAATCAAAGATCCAAAAGCGGTTTTAGATGCTCTTGATCGTGCTAAAAAGGACGCAAAGCAATTTAGAATTGAGAAGGAAGAGCTAGAGAAGCAGTTATCTGCAGAAACTCAAAACTCTTCTACAATTAAATCTAAATTTATTAATCAAATGATTAATCAGCACCTGGCAGGTCTTGGCATTCAAAATGCAGATAGACTTATGAAATATATTAAGGTAGACGCCTTAACATTATCAGAAGATTTTGAATTGGAAGGACTTAATGATCAAATTGAATCAATTAAGTCTGACTTTCCAGAATTATTTGATCCAAAACTGCTAGTTGGTGGAAAGGCAAATTCTGCCCAAGCCACACCAGTAGACAAGCGACTATCAGCAAGCGAAATGCAAGCTAAATTAGTGCTTGGAAGATAGTATTACAAATGGAAATGCGGTATAATTACGTTAGGCAAACCCCAGTTGGACGATTGGGTTTGCGGATAACGAATTGGACGATTTCTAATCCATAAACTCAAAAATCTAAAACTAAGGAAAATAAAATGACAATTACTCGTACAGATCTAACCGAAGCAAATGGTTATATCCTAGAAGAGCAAGGTTCCGTCGTAATTCAGGACCTCCTTGCTAATTCTGCGGTAGAGCAATTTGCTCGTCGTGAAGCAATGGCTTCACGCACAAAGTCAGTACCTCGTTTCCTTGCTGATGCACCTGTAGTAGTCGCTGAAGGCGATGAAATTCCAGCTGCTTCAACAACACTAGACGAAGTTGTATTGACTGCAAAGAAGTATGCAAAACTATTCCACATCTCAGAAGAAGACGTAAATGATTCTTTAGTAGATGTTCTAACAACTTACAAGCGTGAGTGGGCTTCCCGCTGGGCACGTAAGTTTGACAATGCTTGCCTTGGCGTAACAGCAGCAGGCGACGGAGATGACGGACAACCGTTTACATCTCTATATCGTGCAATCTCACCAGGATCTGCAGGTGCAAACCTAATTCAGACTGGCGGTAACTTAGAGTTTGCTGACATCTCAAATGCTCTTGGCATTGTTGAGTCTTCAGCTAAGTTTGATGCTGCTAACACAGTATTCATGGCTCACCCTAAGATGCTTGCACACATCCGCAATTTGGTAGATGGAACAGGCAAGCTTGTTCTTCCTAACCCAATGGACAAGACACCAGGATCACTATTTGGATATCCACTAGTTGTTTCATACGGTGCAGCAACATCAGCAGCAGCAACAGATACACCAGCAGGTAACCCACTTCTTATCGTAGGTAACCGTCAGATGCTTATCAACGGTATCCGTGGTGGCGTAGAGTCTGTTGTATCTCGTGATGCAGAATTCGCAAGAGATGGAGTCGTTCTCAAGACACGCATTCGCCGTGGCTTTGCAGTTGCAGATGCATCAGCATTCGCAATCGTTGAGAAGACTTCAGCATAAGGGGGAAATGAATAATGCCAAGTAAACTATACGGACAGTTCCTTTCAAAGGCTCTTAACAAGGAAGTAGATTGGGATTCAGATACCATCAAGGTAGCTCTCGTCTCTTCAGCATATACACCAAACCAGGATACACACACATACTGGTCTGATGTTGTTTCAAACGAAGTTACAGGAACAGGTTACACAACTGGAGGCCAAACTCTTGGCTCAAAGACAGTAACTTACGATTCTGCTAACAACGTAATTATCCTTGATGCAGCTGACACAACATGGTCATCTTCAACAATTACTGCACGTTATGCAGTTGTTTATGATGATTCAGGTGCAACAAACGCATCAAAGGCACTTATTGGATATGTTGATTTCTCATCAGATCAGTCATCAACCAATGGTAACTTCACAATTACATGGGATAGCACAGGTATTGTGCGAATCACAGTAGCTTAAGGCTAATAGCTACGATGGACGTAAGGGTTGAAGCGAGACCACTAACCGCAGGTGCGGAAGTAGTGGAAGTACAAGTAACTGTTGAGACAGTAACACATGCTGTTATAGCTTCTCCAGTTGTATCTCGCTTCACCCTTGCTCCAGTTATTTCAGTAGGCGGAAATAGTATTTCAGCAATTAATCCAGAATTCAATTTGACAGGAGATAAGGCCTTGGCATTTGCCTAGGCCTTTATTTATTAAATGGCATCTAAACTGCACGACAAAATTACTTCATATACGCTTGAGCGTGGTGTTGAATTAAATGAAGCATATTCATTAACTCCTACAAGAACTGGAACAGCAAGCACAACAACATGTTCACTTACAGGAACAGCCCCTGTATTTCAATCATTAATTGGTCCGCCAAATGGTGCAGGATCATGGTATTTTACTAACGGAAGATTTGATTTAGGCGGAGATGGAAACTACATAGCAGACTCTGATTACACAGTTGGAATCTGGTTTATGATGCCAAACCTAACTTCATCTGGAACAGCATTTACCATGCTAACACTTTCTCCATCTGCTGCAGCATTGAGCAGTGGATTTATAGTGGCTTACGGTGGATCTGCAAATGCAACTATACCTAACAAAATTGGTTTACAAATAAATAACAGCAGTGGATATCAAATAATATCTCCAACAATAAGTGCAAATACATGGTACTATGTTGCTGTACGCAGAACTGGTTCATCAGCAGAATTATTCTTAAATGGTTCATCACTTGGAACAGTTACTGGAATGGGAACTGCAACATCAACAACCCAGACACAAACAAGAATTGGATATGCAATATCCTCACAACCTGTATACTATGCAAATTATCACGCAGCACCATCAAGCGTATTAACAGCAACTGCAATTTCAGAAATAGCAACTGTAGGAAATGGCGGATATCAGAAAGCTGTACAAGACCTTGGAACTACTCCATACACATGGTATAAATTTGATGACTCTTCTGGAATTGACCTTGCTTATGATGCAGGCTCAAGTAATCAAACAATTAATTTAAGTTCAAACCCAACATGGCTTACATATCCAAATGCTGTATCCAAGGGAGGAATATCTTTAGCTTCTTTTAGTGGATATGATGTAAATCCAAGTGTTCCATATGGATCTAATAACACAATTGCATTTTGGTTTAAACGTTCTGCCCCACCATCGTCACAATTACAGTGGTCCTATTACTATTATAATTCTGTATTAAATTGGGACAGTCCATCAAAAGCTGGTATTAATACAAATGGAACTATTACATTTGCCCCAACAATTTCAACAAATCAACCAGCATTAACAAGTACAACAAATATATGTGATGGACAATGGCACTATGTTGTAATTACAAGAACTGGTGGAACAAGTGCTAAGATGTATATTGATGGATCATTACAATCATCACAAACATGGAATGCAGGAACAATTGCATCTACTGGCTTCCAACCATTTTCTGGTGCTGGAAACTCTTTTGATGAAGTTTCTTTTTGGGATTCAACAGCGTTAACCGCAACTCAAATTTCTAATTTATATGCATCAACAATTGCTGCAGTAAATGCAGGATATACAGCACAAGCAATGACTGTATCCAATTCAACAATGGTTGATCCAGTTGTATCAGCTATATCTTCAATTTCTATAAATTATAGTTCAGGACCATTAGGTGGAGACTTTAATACCGCAACATTTATTGGTGGAATGATATCAACAGATGTAAATCTAAATGCTCCTGGTATAGCAACAGCATCAGCAAATGCAGTTTTGCCTGTAATAACAACCACAAAAGCTGTAGATTATGCAGACTCACCAAAAACAGCTACAACCACAATGATTCTTCCAATCATTACTGTAAGCACATCAGCACAAGTTTATGCTACTCCAGCTACAGCTTCAGCATTATTATCAGCTAGAGTATTTGCTGGTGACTCAGTTCAAGATACTTCATATTCATTAACTCTTAGACAAATTGGTGAAACAACCAATACATCTGCAAACAGTGGATTTGCTATTGGCGGAACAAGAGATAACAATATTATTACTCACACAAGTTCTCTTGCATTTAAACCCAATAGCGGATATCCAACATACAATAAAATTATAAAGGCTAAATTTGATCCAGCACACGTTACAGCATCTAGTGGTTCAGATGATACACCGCTTAATTACTTTAAGGTATATGTATTTACTGCTGATCCAAGCACATCTTTTACCACAATGAACTTTAGCAATTTGCCTTCAAAAGAATA